GAAGACAAGATTATAACTACTTTAAGAAAAGCGTAAAGATAAAGTTATTAACCATACCGAGGCTACAGGCAGAAAGATATTAACAATAAGAGAAAGGAACAGATATGAGATGGACAGATGAGTTAGTGAGGGAGTTTGTTAAGGTGGCTACATCGGGATCATATGGAGTTTATGATGACTGCTACACCCTTGACGCGAAGATGAAGAGATTCAAGAAACTAAAGAGAAAGGAAAGATATGGATAAGGACTACGACTTCTTTGATTGGGACATCCATGATGATAAGGAAGGCAAGTGTGAATACTGTAATGGGCGGGGATATATGTATGTGGAACAGGGTTCATCCCTAACATACCCCTGCACAGACTGTGAGCAACTGGAAGGAGAATAGAAAGGACATATGAAAACTGTGAAAGGATCAGCTATTTTCTATGAGAATAGCAGGATGAGAGCGGTTATTACTAGTCTGGATAGACCGTCCGATAACATCAAGACAGGCAGAATGGGTCAAACATTCATGCTCAAGAAACAATACCCTGCCCGTGATGTAAAAGGTGCAGGATGTAAAGGGTGTCCGGTATGGGATGAGTGCTACGTCAATTGGGGGCAAGCTCCCGCTGCCGTACACCGCACAGCTAAGGCAGATAGGTACGCCTTTATGGGAGATAAGGAGAAGGAAAGGCTAACCCAAATACCTCTGCGCGTAGGCTCGGCAGGTGAACCCACCTCTGTGCCTTATAAGGTATGGAAGAGACTACTTGCACTGGCCCCGAATTGGACAGGCTACACCCACAAGTGGAGACTGCCCAAGTTCCAGAACTTTAAAGAGTTCTGTATGGCAAGCGTACACTCAGTTGAGGAGGCGCGTGAGGCTCAGGCTATGGGCTGGCGTACGTTCAGGGCTGGCGGCATTGATGAACCATCAAAGGGTGAAATAGAATGCCCCAACTCCACCAAAGGAATACAGTGTGCTGACTGCGCTCTATGCAAAGGGTCAGCTATCAAAGCTAAATCAATCTACATCAAGGGTCACGGCCCGTGGTGGAAGAAATCTCGGTGAGTAAAATCACCATCAACACAACAAAGGTTGACGATGTCAACCTTAACAAACGAAAGGAAGTATCATGGGATTAATGATACATTGTGATGCGGAGCTGAAGGATGAGAGTTTCATCCAATCACTGCCAGCTCCATCAAGAAAGACAGACACCCATGTGCCCATCGAGCATAGCTGGTTTATCAACAAGATAAAAGGCGACCTCGATACACGGGGGATAAGGTATGGCAGCGGAGAGTATGCCGTCACACCGGATAATGAGCGGATGTTTGGACTACTGGAGTTACAGGAGTTCAGCGTTCCATCCATTGACGCTCGCTGTGAGCTGTTCAAGGACACCGAACTCAGCACTGAACAACGACACCATCTGCTTGTTAGAATGGTGGAGTATGGAGCGTTGCCCGCAACGCAGATGATCGACGTTGAGAAGGAGCATAACCGTAACCATCACAATGATGATGAGCTGCTGAGAGATCAGCATAGCTATGGTCATAATGCATGGCGGCTACTCCAAGCCTACACCCACCAGCTACAGCGTGGTGGTAAGTTCCGCTCAGATAATGCGCGGATAGAAGCCATAAGCCGCAGGACTCAACTGGCTAACAATATGCTCCAAAGGTTCTGTGATCCCGATGGGGCTAAGATGCAGCAATACATGAACGAACCGGAACTATTCAGTGACGGCTATTCAGTCAGCAAATCCTATCGGTATGTGATGGGGATGCGGAATAGTAATGACATGAAGTTCCCCGCTGGGCTGGTCTTAGGCATAGCCCCGTTCGTATGCGATAACCTCTGCTTCAGTGGAGAGGTTAAGGTAACCCGCAAACACACCATCAACATCAAGAGAGACTTGCCAATGCTTATCACTGATAAGATGGACACCCTCTTGACCAAGGGGATCGTGGCTGGATGATGAGTAACCTATATCAAGACCCTTACCGTGAAGGCACAAGGGAAAAGAAGGGCCGCTTGCAGGTCATGCGGCACAAGTATGGTGACTTTGAAATATGGGAAACCATACCCAACACACTACCCGATGGCAGGGTAATGAGAATCATAGGTGAACACATTGAACTCGACGATGGAACCTATGTGGTGGTAGACGTTACAGAGTCATGCGCGTTATGTGAATCAACGACCAAAAAGACCGTCCAATATACTACGGATGGAGGGAAGGAAGTTAAATACACCGCTACAAGGAAAGGTCATATTCGTGTCAGCAATTATAGAGAGCCAAAACCTAAGCGACGAAGAGCAAACAGCAAAGGAGTTCTGTGAAGACTTGCGCTCACTTACTGCTGTAACAGAAGTTAGAGGATGCAGCTATAAAAGAATGGGACAAGCAATGATTGGCTGCGGAATACAGAGCCTAAAAGAAGGATGCGATGATTCTGAAGAAGCCTTGGGACTTGCACGGCAAATGCTTGAGGCTTGGACAGACCTCATTGAATCAGAAGACATAGCGGAGTAGTTGTCCTTTCGACTCCGCGCTCAAGCGGGGGTGGGTTCTTGTCCTTTCTGCCCCATCCCCGCTTTTTAATAAGTTGCCGCGATAACTTAAACACCCTTGACAGATAGCCCTGCTGCTGTCATACTAGCTATCTCATGGAGGAAGGAACTTTAGACGACAGTGCCGCAGTAGTCACAAAGATTAACCCCGACAAGATCAAGCCAACCGATGTAAAGCGTTGTCTTGGTGTGCGGATCAGCGAAGGTCATCACGAAAAGTTGACCATGCTGGTGAGGGAAACTGGAAGATCACGGAGGGATATTTTGGAGATGTTAATTGATATGGCTAAGGTCGGACAGTACTCAGAATAAACTTGGAGGGGAGCACCGCTTTTCTGAGGGCATCTCCTGCCCCACCTCCTTTGCGGTGTGAACCTCCTTATCTTAAACAGATGAACAGCAGAGAGAAAGGAAAACGTGGAGAGAGATTGTGGAGAGATCAGCTAAAGTCTGCTGGCTACCCCAATTCAAGGAGGGGTCAGCAGTTCAGCGGCGATGAATCCGCACCAGACGTTATCTGTGAAGACCTGCCCCACCTACACTTTGAAGTGAAATATACGCAGAGGCCAAACATAGAGGCTGCACTCATACAAGCCAAAGACGATTGCGGTGAGAAGCTACCAGTTGTAGCAAGCTATCGTACCGGAGGTAAACTGAAGGAGTGGGTCGTATCAATGACAGCCGAAGCGTACTTTAAACTGATAGAACAATGCCAAATAAAGAATCAGAACACATCGGAACTGTGCTCGCAAGAGCGCAGTTGAATATCAAGACAGCCCCGTGTTCGGGGACTAACCCGCACTTCGGAAGTACTTATGCAATGCTTAAGGACTTCATTAGATCGTGCAGGGAGGTCTTGAACAACGAAGGAATAGTAGTCCACTTTGAGAGTGGGTTCTCACAGGAGAGGACGGAAGCTAAGGTGAATGAGGAGGGGGATGTCATAGGCAAAACCCACTACCCTCGTCAAGACTTCCTCACCCTCAAGCTCATCTTTGGGGATCAAGCCTTGGCCAGCACGGTTGCCTTGATCTGCACTAAGGATGATATGCAGTCACGCAAGTCAGCGCAAACCTACGGGATGAGAGCACTTCTTGAGAGTGCTTTATGTATCGACTCTGAAGAAATGGACGATGATGGCAACGCTGCTGTCGGCGAAGAGAAGATGAAAGCAAAGACCAGCAAGCGTTCCAACTATAACCCAAACCAACCCGTCAAGTCGCGCAGCGAAGCAGTTGAAGCTAACGCAGACTTCTTGGCTAAAGGATAAAACCAAAAGAAAGGTAAGCTAATGAACATGAAAGTAGTTGATGTTGCGATCAAGGGATTAACCCCACTGATGCAACACAGATTCAGCGAGAACGCTGAAGTAGAAGGGAAGAAGACAACCCGCACTGTAGTAAGAGTGGCGGAAACACCACGAGAAGAAGCCGATAAGGTTTGTTATCGGAACAAGGAGGGAGAGTATTATATGCCCTCAACCTGCATCCACCGGATGCTCATAGAGGCTGGCAGCAATCACAAGCTGAAAGGCTCACGCAAGTCGGCAAAGTATGTCGTGTCTGGAGCAGTCCAGATGACATCAGACACACTTGTTGTACGCAACGGTGATGGAGTAACCCCCGCAAAGGACTACGAGGTGGACAGCCGCCCTGTTGTTATTCCAAGCACGAAGGGTAGGATCATGCGGCATCGTCCGCGCTTTGACCAGTGGTCAATGCAGTTCTCCATTCGCATCAACGAGGACTTGTTGCCAGAAGACTTTGTACACCAGCTTCTTGATGAAGGTGGTTTGCAGGGTGGCATAGGTGACTTCCGTCCACAGAAGTTCGGGCCGTATGGCACGTTCCTCGTGACTGAGTGGAAGGACGGTAAGCCTGTTAGTTAATGAATCACCTCTGCCCATCAGTCAAATGGTGGGCGGAGGATTTCCGGTTCGGTAAGGTAAGGTGAGGTGGTGTGTGGTTCGGTGAGGTTCGGTTGGGTAAGGTAAGGAATGGCTTATGAATTTAATTTCGGGCGAGGTACGGTGCGGTGAGGTAGGGTGTGGTTCGGTCCGGTAGGGTAAGGTAAGGTAAGGAATGGTTTAATGAATTTAATTAGGTAAGGTACGGTTTGGTAAGGTACGGTCCGGTAAGGTGGGGTACGGTAAGGTAAGGTAAGGAATGGTTTAATGAATTTAATCTGGCAGTGTCGGGTATGGTTGGGTGGGGCGGGGTTGGGTTGGGTAAGGCAAGGAATGGTTTAATGAATTTAATGGGCTGGTTTGGTTAGGTATGGTGAGGTTCGGTAGGGTGCGGTATGGTGTGGTCCGGTAAGGTAAGGAATGGTATGGTTTTATGAATTTAATTCGGTGAGGTACGGTATGGTAAGGTAAGGTGAGGTGGGGTACGGTAAGGTAAGGAATGGTATGGTTTTATGAATTTACCACGGTCGGGTAAGGTGAGGTGAGGTAAGGTACGGTCGGGTATGGTCGGGTATGGTGAGGTGTGGTAAGGTCAGGTAAGGTAAGGAATGGTTTAATGAATTTAATTTGGTATGGTAAGGTGAGGTGGGGTTTGGTGCTGTTTGGTGAGGTCTGGTCAGGTGAGGTTCGGTTGGGTAAGGAATGGTTTAATGAATTTAATTTAGGTCGGGTTTGGTTGGGCAGGGTAAGGTTTGGTATGGTCGGGTATGGTGAGGCGCGGTAAGGTTTGGTTGGGTACGGTAAGGTATGGAATGGTTTAATGAATTTAATTTAGGTTTGGTAAGGTATGGTTAGGTTGGGTTCGGTATGGGCTGGTGAGGTGTGGTCAGGTGAGGTAAGGAATGGTTTAATGAATTTAATTTGGCGAGGTTGCGGTATGGTAAGGTGAGGTGGGGTCGGGTTTGGCTCGGTATGGTGGGGTAAGGAATGGTAAGGAATGGTTTAATGAATTTAATTTAGGTTTGGTAAGGCAAGGAATGGTTTAATGAATTTACCATGGTTCGGTATGGTACGGTTAGGTGGGGTTTGGTGGGGTATGGTAAGGTAAGGAAAGGTTTAATGAATTTAATTTGGCGAGGTATGGTACGGTCAGGTGAGGTTTGGTTAGGTATGGCGGGGTTAGGTCAGGCTCGGTAGGGTAAGGTAAGGAAAGGTTACAACATTATGAAAGACATCAATCACAGCGAGAGGGAACATCACCCCGATTTCCCTCCATCATCATTGCCAGCGTTCGCCAAGTGTCCTTGCTACAAGTCATCGTCAACGGTGGGGGCGGCAGCAATAAGGGGAACAGAGTTACATGAGAAGCTGGAGGAAATACTGTGCAGTACTGAGTTAATCAAGGAGATAAAGAATGCTAGAAAGAACACCAAATCAAATAAGGGATGAAGCCATCAAGTGCTTCAATCAAATGGCTCCAGCCAAATATAACGCTGGACAAAAGGAGCACGGAGGATTGCTGGACAAGAGGAAAGACATCATCGCTGATCTGCGCGGGGAGTCCATAGACTTTTGGTTCTACGTTGAGACAGCCGCAAGGCAGATGGAGGAGAAGGATGAGCGCATTGAGTTTCTTGAGAAGCAACTGGAACACTACAAGGAGATTGCAGCGAGGTAAGCATGAAGCTGGACATTAACACACCACGGGGTCAGAGCGCATTGGGTTACGAGCGGGACTGCATAGAACTATTCTGTAAACTCTACCCCGACTATAAGTTCCTTGAGACTGACAAGCGGGAACCTGCTGCCATCGACGGGTTCTTCTACCTGCACAAACGTCAATGGGTTGACTGTGCTGTGGAGGTTAAGACGAGAGACATGACAACCGAGCAACTGGTGTGTAGCTACGGGAACGAGTGGCTCATCTCGCACGACAAGATACTAAGAGGGCAGCGCATCAGCGAGTTAATCTGCTGCCCGTTCATCGGGATGCTTTACCTTATACCGGAAAAGAAAATCCTAACAATCAAGATCACAGACAAGCGCGGGAATTACATAATAGACTTTGACGTTCGTGAAGCCGCAACAAGTAAAAGCATTAACGACCACAACATGGAGCTTGGCATGAACGCATTCATACCAATGGGAAAAGCAAAGGAGCATAAATGGAGTACAGAACAAACTGCAAACTCTGCAACGACCCAATGACAATCCCTGTCGAGGACAGTGATGATAAGGATAGCAGAGAGTTGGGGCTTAACCCCGAAGTCTGGATGGGGAAACTGACCTGCATGAAGTGCAGCCACTACAAGAAGACAGGGAAGCTACCCCCAATCAGCAATAACATTAGGGACTTTCTATTAGAGAAAGATGAAAACTAAAGACTTGGAACTAATCGCGGCTATCGCCATAGCCATTGCCTTTATCGGGCTTGTAATAAAGGTTGCACTTTTATGATGAAAGAACAGGAACAACTTGAAGAGTGGCAGAGGATAGGCATGAGGATTCTTGCCGACCCACACGCCAGCCGCAGCGAGGTGGACACAGCCATCATTGGGGTGAGAGGTAGCGACAATGAATGGCTCAAGGAGCAACTCCAGCGTAAGAGAGAGACAGCGTGGAAGGCTAAGAATGTCAAAGACAATTAAGGTTTATCCAAAAGAAATAGCATGGGCTGCATCCTACATCCTGTCAGTGGCAGGGAGGAAGAAGCTGACCAGCGAACAGCGTGTGTCCATCATGCGAGGGGATGAGGAGATTAGCTTTGGGAGTATGGATGCCTACTGTAAGGGCCATCTGTTTGATCTCAAGACAGGCATGAGGCGGGACTATAGGCAGCAGATGGCTGCGTATGCTCTTGGTGTGATGCAGAAGTTTGGGGACACAAAGCTCAAATGCCATCTGGTCTACTCCAAATATAAGGAGGTTGAGACTTTTGATATTGATTTAGAAGAGGCAGAGAGTATAGTGTACGACATCGTTGACTCCGTTAACGACCCCACCCGCTCACCGTGGCCCTGTGATTACTGCCGTTGGTGTGCAAGAAAGGATAACTGTACAGCCATTAAACACTTTAGCTATGTCATCGCCGGACAAGTCGAGGCGATGAAAGCAATAAATCTCAATGAGCCAGTGCCACCCGCCGTCAAGGAACGGTTGCTCTCTATTGTGAGTGCAGTGGAGAAGTGGGGGGATTGGATCAAGGAGAAGGTAAAAGAGAAATAGTATTATGCCTGAAGAAGAAAAGAAACAGAAGTATAAGTACGCAAAGGTAGCCAAGAAAGGCTACCTCTACAAGAACGACCGCAAGCGTGAGGGTACTAATGATCCCGACCATAAGGGTAAGATCATTGAGCTTAACCTCAACGAGTGCAAGGAAGTTGCAGACGAGAACGGGTTAGTAACCCTTCATGTGTCTGGATGGGTAGAGGAAGATCAAGGTGGCACTCCCCGTGTCGGTCTTGCTGTCCAGAAAGCTATCCCAATCGAGACTGCTGAACCAGCAGCATCGCCCTTCGAGTGCTGAACAGTACTAAAACAAATCCCCTTCCCTCGTCTTGCAGTTGCGGCGGGAGGGGGATTAAAACCGAGAAAGGAAACATGAGACAAAAGAAAGAACCTTCGGAAGAAGAGAAACTAAAAGCAAAGATGGCAGTTGTTGCCGCGAGCTTTGCTTACGGGGTTAAAGACCACCACATAATGCGAGTGCCGCGAGGAGAGGAAAGGGTTGCAGTTGCACGGCAGACTGCGTATTGGCTTTTAAGAAAGTCCGGTATGAAGTATGAAACAATCGCCAGTGTAATGGGGAAGAAGGATCATGCCACACCTATACACGGATACAACCACATAGAAAACATACTTCAAATCAATCTGGACAGCGGGTATGCCGGATGCGTCAGGAATGCAGCCAAGCATTACAGAAGCTTCTATAAGAGATACGAAGAGCTAAACAGGGAGCGTAAGGTGAAGGAGTTGGAAAATGCTTTTTGATGATAGCCGCCCTGCGAAGAAGCCCATCACCGCATGGGAACTGAAGGAAGCCTTGGAGTCTGTGAGTGAGAGGATGGGGGAACTGGCCCAAAGGCACAGGGGAGAGGTTGCTGGAAGCGGGGTTATTTGGGATAGCGAGAAAGCTAGAGAGGAATACTTAGAGCTAAGGGCAGTCCGTAAAAGGATCAGAGAAAAGCAAATGGAGTCTGCGAGGATGCTTTAAGCCCACGGCATTACATCTCCCTGTAACCCATCCTCCAGAGCAGTTTGGAAATACTACTGGACGCTGCCTCTACCCAATCCTCCTCGGTTGAGGAGGCTATTGAGGGAAACTCAGCATGAAGAGATTCATGTATTATCACCTCAAGCCTCCGCTTCCCCTTTATCTTTGGGCTTATCGAGATGGAGAAGTCGGAATCTGAATGGCTGTCCAGAAATGCCTTTGTCTTTGAGTTATTGCTCTCTGGATAGGAACATAATCCGTCTATCTCCTCCGTCCTTACGGTGAACTTTCCGGTGCTGAACTTGTGCTTAAATGTTTTTCCATCCATTCCTAAACTCCTCCCATTTACATATTCTACTATTCCCCTTACCCCTTCCAGACGGATATATTATTGCGTGGTAAGCGTTCTTCTTAACCATCTCCTTTATAGGAATGATGTAGAATCCGTCATTATGAATATCCTTAAAGTCATCCGAGTAAGGAGCGTACAGGATTATCAAGTCACAATCTGCTTGTGTGTACTTAGACTTGTTGCTCTTGCCATGCGTAAGCGAGCAGCGATAACTGCCGTGGTTTGATAAGGTTGCAGTCTTGACTTGTATTCTGATAAGCCTTCCACCCTTCTCGGCAATCAAATCATAAGACGTTTCCCCGAAGGGTATGCTTACGTTGTAGCCCAAGGACACCAGCTTTGCAGATACAGCAAGCTCCGCAACGCCCCCTGTTCTTCTGTTAATATCCATCCATCCACCCTTTCATTTCACCAAAGTTTCGGTGAACGAAACTTTTCTTCATAAGTGTTCGCGAACACTTAGTTATCCCTGCCGGACGGGTCTTTGACTTCCTGCTCCGGCTTGATTGGTAAATTCTTTATGTCGATGTTAAACATCTTCGTAAGCCCGTCTTCTCTTGGGTTTGCGAAGTACTCAAACGAATCCTTTTTGGCAAACTCATACTGCCTACCATATATCCTAATCAGCTTCTTTACCTTCTCCTCGTCAGTGAGTCCATCCATATAGTTGGGGTCATTGATGAGTTGAGCAACTCCATCGTGCTTTCTCAAGTATGTTCTCGTTCCACGACCCTCAATCTCCTGCTTGCCAAGCAGCCTGTACCTGCCTACAAGCGCAGAGAAGTAGGCATACTGATCTCGGTTAAGTTCATACTTTTTACCGTCTACCACTATACTCCTGCTTGGCAGCGAGGGAACAGCTTCGTTTTTGGAGAACTTCCTCCACAGCCTATGCACCTCAGATGAGTATGGATCAAGTATTGCTCCGGACTTTTTAAGTTTAACTATATTAAATGCAGACGACATGAACCTGTCCCAATTATCAAGTTCACCGGATTCTGTCTTCTGCCAAGTAGCCTTCTTCCCTTTTCCGAGAGGCAGGACTGAATAGACTGTCCCTTCCGGCACTGACTCAAGCGGAGTTCCCCACAGGTCTGCGATTATAGGGTAACCCTCAACAAGCTCCTCCTCACTCCACTGACTTGAAACCTTCTTCCTCCACTCAGCTTTCAGAGCGTCAGTAAATCCGTCCGGCTTAAATGTTTGCCTATAAGGAGAGTTCATCTTTGTGAACCAAGTGAGCGTGTTAGGGAGGAACACTGTCATTAAGTCTCGTGCGGCAGAATCCCTAAGCTTCGAGGCATCCTTATCATTTATTATCGCTGCCCACCCCTGCAACCAATCCCTTATTCCTGTAGCCATTGTGGTGTTTGCCCCAAATCGGGCAGCGTGGGTTAACCCTTTCGCTGTTCTCTCTTTCATCATGTTTGCCCAGCTCTTCTCAAGCTTTTCCCTTTCCTCCTTAGGCAAGCTCTCAAGATGCCTGTGCCAGTTGGCGTTATTAAGAAGGATGAACCCCATCGGCCCCATTCTTCTCAAGTCAACCAGCCAGTCACCTTGTTGGTAAGCCGTCTCCTCACCATTTTGCCACCTTCCCAACGCGCTCATGTTAATGAACCCGTGGTGGAATGATTGCTCTGTCATATACCTAACCTTCTTGGTGTCAGATGGGTCAGACATATAGGGGTCTAGGTCGGCAGACACAATATCGTTATCCAGTAGATACTGAGCAAGGGACAAGGCTGCTGTCCCTGTAACAACTTTGCCAGCGGAAATCTTCGCGTCCTTTGTAAGAAAGCCTTCCTTGTACGTCTTGCCAGCCACATCCACGATCCCCGCAGGAGTGTAATTAACAAGCTCACTGAATAGATTGATAAGGGTTTTCTGATAAGGGGTTTTGTTTCTCCAAATAAGAAACGCAGCACTATTCTTTTTCTTTAACCACCTATTAAATTTAGCCACATTCTCGGTTCCAATATTCTCCTGCTGGAATGTGGCGCGAGCAGACTCTTGCTTTACTCTCATCCAATCCTTTTCCCCAAACACTAGCTCCGGATGCTGCATTGCGCGATCCACTGTCTTCTTATCCCATCCTCGGATTTCCCCCTGTTCTAATATTACTCGGCGCATCTCTGCCCCTCTAAACGGAACGTCAGTTGCAGCAAGCCCCCTAAAGAAGGCTGTAGGGAATGCTCCAAAGGTTGTCTCGACTATATCTTTCGCCACCGTCTTGGCATCAGATGAAACCTCACCCTTCTTGTTGGTCATTAGCTCATAAAGCCTACCCCCAGCCCTCACTGCGTCTACTGGAGCGGTCATGTTACCCATGTCCAGCGTTCCAGTTTCGTAGATGTTGACCCTATCACCCAGCAGCATTGATGATATGAAGTCTGATTTGATTGGGCCGCTTCCCTCTCTCTTGTACTCGTTTAAAAACTTCTTGAGTGTTATGCCACCTTTCTTCGCTTCCTTCGCTGCTTTGTAAAGCCTCTTGATCCCTGTTGCGTCAACTAACCCCTTAATCTTTTCCCAAGAACCCTTCTTGGGGCTGAGTCGCATCTGCTCCATTGGGCTTAACATCCTCTCAAGCTTCTCAAGTCGCGCAGCATTCTTAGCGGTCGGGTTTACCTCCTGTTCTGACACCAGCCGTGCTCTCTCAGATTCACGCCTCGGCCTCATAAAATACTGATCAATCACATCAATCCCGCGAGCGAAAGTGCGAGCACCAGCTCTCGCTGGCAGCGGAGCTATATTGCCGAACACGTTAACAGCTATTGTTGTGGGAGTGAGATAGTTCCCTTGAAGGAATGAAACAACCAAGTCAGTGAGCTCCTTTGGATTTTTGTCCATGATGAAGTCCAACTGCTCAATCTTAGCTGCCTCTGCATCCCTCAACGCCTTTACAGCAGACTCCCAGTTTGCGTCAGTTCTGCTTTCGTGAAAAGCGTTGGCAGTTTTGTCAGCAATCTCTTGCGCCTTCTGCGCCTTCACAACTCTCTCAACCAAGGTCTTACGTTCTGCTTTAGTAAGCTTCGGCCCTTTGTTCTTTTTGATAGCAGCCTCGATTAAATCGGCAGTCACTGTTGGGTCAGACGCTTTGAAGAATGCCCTTGCTTGGATGAGTTGCCCAAGGAAGGTGGATTCATTTGCAGAATCCTGCACTGCATCCTTATATGCAGCCTCGTTTTCCGTGGTCTTCTCCTTGAGATAACGCTGACGTAAAAGGTCAATCCTCCTCTGCTCCAGCAATGCTCGCTCAACTCCAAGCTCCCCATCCGGAAGTTTTTGGAGCTGCTCGTCAATCTCCGGAATTTCAAATGTCTCAATTACTTTAGCAACCCTCGAAGTAGGCATTGCATCGTAAGCAGAGTCGGGGTTCTCGATCCAAGACGCGACCTCTGAAGGGTCATCCTTCACCATCTCCAAGTGGCGTTTGGTTATCTTATGGAAACGCCTCACCCTGTCGGTCTGCGGAACTAGCGTCCCTTCTGCTGCCTCTACAACCTTAGCCTCCTTAGCTTCAGCAATCTCAGCTTCGCCACGGGCAACCTCCTCAACCCTTTCCTCCTTTAAAGCTTCAACAGCGCGATCAGCCCTTATATCCGGCTTGGCTCGCGGCAACGCCTCCGCCGCTGGAACCGCTTCCTCCCTTAAAGACTCAACAACAGGGTCGGTTGGCTTGGGGGGTTTGGCCACAGGGTCTTCAAGAGCAACCTTGCTCCAGTGTTCTCTCCCTTTATCGGTATGCTCTTTAAGCTCACTGACCAAGGTTCTTGCATCATCCCACCTCTTCTCTCCCAGTGCTACCGCCAAATCTCTCGCCTTGGTCTGAACGTCATTATACGTTTTGAGTTTCTTGTGAGACTCGGCGTAAAACTTTAAGGCAGCATCGACTTCCTCTCTCACCTTTTCAACTGGCTTCTTGTGGTGCTTTGCCATTGCCTCCACGTTCTCGCCGTATGCTTCTTTTTCAAAGCCGTATTCACTATGAAGCCTCCTGTGGATGCGATCTACCTTCTCCTTAACCCAAGTGAATCCACCCTCAAAGAAGGAGGGGTCTTGCGCCATCCTGTGCGTCAAGTCTCCGGCATGTTCTGTTGTGTCGGACAGTAATCCTGTGACGGCTCTATGAACCCTATGCATGGCTCCCTCGGGAACCCCCCTCTGCGCCTCCGCCAAATCGTTAAACCTTTCGTTCATTGACTTGGATTCCCATCCCCCTTGCTCTTCGTAAATCCCCTCCACCTCAACAGGGGGAGTTGGCTTCTCGTAATATGCAGCCTCGCTTCCTGCTTCGGGTTCAGCTTCTAAGGCTGGTTTCTCAACTTCCTTAACTGGCTCTATAAGTTTAGCGGCCTTCTCCGCCCTCGCCATCTCTATAATCTCCTGCTCTGGAATGGTAGTCTCAACCTTCTTGGCCTCAAGCTCTGCCCTAAACTCTGCCAGCTTATCGGCCTCAAGTATCTCCCTGTCGAGTGCCATCTCTCTGTCGAGAGCTATCTCTCTGTCGAGAGCTATCTCCCTATCCTTAGCTGTCTCTCCTTCCTTGAGAGGGGCATCGGGGCGGATAATAGGGTCGGGGGCAGCAACAGCTTCCGGTGCAACAGGCTTTTCAACCAACGGAATATCTTTAATCTTTAAAGCCTCGGCAGGGGTTTCAACGTCAGACTTCATTCTTTCTAACGCCTGTTGTTCTCCCACTCTCTTGTTGAAGTCTGCTTGGGTTTCCCCTTCCATCTTCTCCAGCACTTCACCTTTAGCCCTGCCTGTCTCAGCCTCGCCTCTCCTCGCTTCAGCCGTCCTCTTCGCGCTGTCAAACCACCCAAGCTTCTTGGCAGCAGCCAAGGCTTTTTGTGGTGTCTTAATTTCCTTTAACGAAACGCCCCTCTCCGTTAATGCTCCCCTAGCTGAGAGATAGGCAAACGTGCCGAGCAGCGCATGACCCGCCAAAGCTTCCCACTTCTCCTGCTCTGATGCGTTCGGGTCTTTCCACAACTCAGCAATCTCCGGCGTGTGCTCGACCACGGCTCTCGTCATGTCTGCTGCGAACAGGCCGTGAATAGCTTTTCCGGCTTTAGGGAGCACGGCAGATGTTCCTGCTGTCATAATTCCGAGAGGCGAAACAACAGACTTAATCATGTCAGTAACAGCATTAACAGTTCCTGCGCCACGTTTCGCCCACTTATTATCCTCACCAAAAACAGTCTCTACGTCCTTTTCAGACACTTTAGGTGCGAGTCTTTTCTGTATCCATTCGGGTAGGTCGTCGTAAAACCCTGCGTGTTCCGCACCTTCCTTTGCTATGAGGGAAGGAATGAGTCCTCTTTGCTGCAAGTCAAAACCTTCTATCCAACCCTTTTCTTTAACAGGTTCGTCACCTCTCACCCATTCACCCTGCTCCAGTTGCCTTTTTGTTGGGCCAACTATGGGGCTGAACACCTCCCTTAACCCGCCCCATCTCAATCCTCCGACACTCTCTCCAGTGAGGAGGTCTTTGTCATAGTATGGAAGTGCCTTCTTAGCGACAGGCGACATATCGGGGCGGGTTGCAGCAGCAACTCTCCCCTCCTCAATCTTTCGGGCAATCTCTTCTTGCCTGTACCACTCCGGCCTCTCCTGCCTATTTTTCCATTCCCACTTTTTATCAAGCTCGAAAATCTTTTCAAGATCACCCTTAACCTCCTGTACCAGCTTGGAGTCCTCTTTAATTGCCCCATCTTTTAGCAGGTTGTCTATGTTACGGAACCTGCTAAAGACCTTCGGCCTCTCTTTTAGGTAGGTGCTATAGGAAACATCAGCAGCATCACTCCACGACATCCTTTCGGTTTTCTTGGCAAACGAGGAAAGGAAGTCGCTATAAGTTTGATCAGCCATTATTTGCTCCTAAGCCTTTTAAGCCCTATTTCAAGAATCCTTAACTTCTCCGCCATATCGACAGCCTCCGTTAATAGCGAGTTCTCCTCCTCGGTCAATTCTTCAGCAGCTTTTCTGAGAAGCTCCCGCGCCTCCAAGTCTTGCCTAAATGCAGCATCACCAATCTCCACTATTGATGGCTCGTACTCCTTGTTCAGCATATAATCCCTCGTGACTTCATCAGCCTCTTTCACCGCAGCCAAAGTCTGTTCACTCTCCGCCGCCTTTGAAGCAAGCTCTTCTTGAGTAAATCCCGTAGGAGTTTCCATTCCTGTAGGAGTCTTAGGGTCGGGGGTTTTAGGGATCATCCTCTCGGGAGTTGGGTCACCCTCTAGATCAAAACCGTATTGCGCATAAACCTTCTGCCGCTCAAGCTGTTGAAGCTTTGTTACCATTTCCGGACGTTCGACATAGTAATCCTCAAAAGCCTTCCCTATAAGACGGTTGGCGGGAACCTTCCTGCCAACCCCTCCGGTGACTGAAGTGCCACCCGAAGGAGGGATGATAAGAGGATTAGGCATATAAAGAACGGAGCGTTCGGTTGATATAAACTTAGAGTCCCGAAGAGGCATCCCGCCGTGAACTAATGCGGGGATCGATTCTTTAAATGTTCCAAGCCACGGACGCCACACATCTTTGAGAACCTTGTAAGGGTTGCCATCCGGCCCCACAGCATCTTCAAAGTAGACTTTATCAAATAGTGTGTCTCCAGTGCTTTTATCAACAACCGTTGTTTCAAAGTCTCTAGGGTTTATGAGCTTTAAAAACTTTTGTCTATCCGGACGCGCAGCCGTATAATTAGCTTTAGCGATATAAAGCTTTGCTGCTTTTTCGTCAGTTGCATTGGTGTCGAAATCCTCAACCCACTTCTTGATCTTCTCTATGTCATAGGAGGTTTCAGAGTTAAGCTTTGCGAGACGTTTCTGCGCCGTTATCACTCCTCTTTGGATCGCCTCCCTCCTCTCTTCAGAAAGAGGAGTGCCGTCCAAGTTCTTGTTATCCTTCAACACACTTTGAGCGTCTTTAATCTCTTTGAGGACAAGCCTCTTAGGTTCCATATTGAGCGCATCAAATTTAGGAGGGCCACCAAACCTCGCAGCATACTTTGCGATGTACTCGTTGGTGTCAGTTACCTGCTTTAATCCGGAAGGAGATGTCCAATACTGCATCTCCCTGTCCGACATATTGTCAAAATCATATTCATTCCCATCCTTATACCCGATCTGTCTGAACAGCTCGGCAACAGGTTCAAAATTATACGCGATATCCTGCTTCTGCTTCTGATTAAGCTCCGCTGTCAAGTCTCTCGAATACAGTTCAAGGTTGGACTTTCTTTCAGGATCGTTGTAAACACTGCGAACATCGGGCGGCATCCCATTCCAATCTATAAGCCCAAACGGATCAGTATACGTTTTAGCATTGACTTCGTCCTGCTTATTAAAGAGAACCTTATTCTTTTCCCTCCGCGCCTTCAGCCCGTCCACCAAAGGTTTTCCCCAATCAACTGCTGTAGCCAGTTCTATATCGGTTGCATCCCTTTTTAAGTCTTTTACGGATATTCCCCCTGTCGGAGTAGACCACGGTATTTCGTCCATCTCTTCAAGCTGCTCTTTGGTTTGGAATAATCTCCTTGGGTCGCCGCCAGCATCTCTTACCTGCCTTATTAAAGAATCAATCTTCGCAGACTGCGTGTCCGCTGCTGCCTTTCTAACCTTCTTAGCCTTTCGCTTTGCCTTCTTATCTGTCCTCTTCTCTTTATCCTTATCTACGGCTGCTTGATAAGCCATCTGATATGCTGGCACAAACGACTTGTCGAATGCCTTCCCAAAACCGCTTCCAAATATACCCATAATCTATTCCTTTAGTCCTGTATTTTGCTGTCCATCCATCTTCTTATGGCCATTGCTTCTTCCCAAAAGCCTTTCCTGCTGCTGCTCCCCAACCTCCCCCAAATCCTCCTGCTGCGGTTCCGAGTATAGTCCCAAACGGATCACTTTGATTAGCCATCTGAGCACCGTATATGTTTGCCTGTGTGCCAAAGACGTTACTGGCAAACCCTGTTCCCTGCGCTCCAGCATTCGGATCAAGTCCGATACCTCTCTGCATTTGAGGCATAGTAAATGGTGATGCACCCTGTTGTAGTCCAGAAAGGTAGCCTCCTTGTGCCGCAATCGGTTGCAGTCCGAGATAGGATTGGATGTTGCCAATGTCCTGCTGTCTACCAGCCATCTGCTGTTGTGATCCAACATTTCTGGCTTGATTAACCTGCTGAACTCTCTGTATCGCGTTGGCAAATGATTGCTGTGCAAGTGCGTTAGCCTTATCACTTGAGGCTTGTCCGCTACCGAGGAAGCCGAGAGCTTCACCTCTCCTCTGCTTACCCAACTGCATTCCACCTTCCATCTTCGCAATGGCTTCGCGCAGTCCCGCTCCGGTTCCCAACCCCTGCCCTCTCGCAGAGGCAGCACGACGAACACCTTGCTCCAGTGCGCGTTGTTGATCTGATGTGAGTTGTTCACCCATCATTAAGGAGTCGAGGATTTGAGTCTCAAGCTCTCCTCTGGTCGCAGCAGTCTGTCCGGTGTCAGCAAAAGTAGGAGCATCACCAACCTCCTCGTACTCAGTGAGACTTGCGATGTCTTCAGCACCCCTTTCACCACCCCTAAGTCTCTCTGCAAATTCTTCCCTTAAAGCAAACCCTTCAGGGTCAGATTGCCTTAGCTGTTCCCGTTGAGTGGCAATAAATTGTGGGCCAAACTCCGTAAGATTGTCGAGTTGAGCTTGGCTCATCTGAGGAACCATACTTATTAGCCCCTCCATCTCGTTACGGGTAAGGTCAACGTCACCGAACCCTGTAAAGTCTGCGGTACGTTCCGCTCCCGTGCGAGGGTCAGTGTAAGTGACAGCAGTCCCTTGTCTGGCTGCGTTCTCTATGAGTCGGCGGGTTGGTAATGTCTCAATGTCGGTGTATATGCCCTCTTTATTTGCTTCGGCATAGTCCGGTGCTGGTGGTGGTGATGGTGATGATTTGCCCATGATTATTCTCCCATAAATCTACGTTTAGCTCTTTTCATATCTACTATTGTGACTCTGTTGTTGTACTTATGACGCATCCAAGCCATCTTTTCCGCAACATCCTTCCAATCCTCCCAAATCATGCGGTACATCTCGTTAAGGCTGCGGGGGTAACGACTGATAGCCGCCTCAATATAGCATATTGGCCCCTCAGTATCCTTATAATGCTCATTGCACTGCTCCTCATTGTCCACCATCCGTATTAAGGTAAGTCCAACCAGTTTTCCACCCGCTTCAACAGCGTAGTATCGGTCATTATTCACAAACCACTGCAACCAATCAAGTAAACGCTCCCTGCTCCACTCAGAACAGAAGTCAAGGCTACCCATCAGCAGGTCAGCCATCTCCTTCGTCTTTTTTGGGTACTGTGCAGTAGTCATCGCTGTGGATCAATGGTATCTGTGAAGGCTGAAGCCTTGATTGCGTGTAATGAGAGCCTTCCCCGCTCTGTGGTTACCATATACTGTACCTCCTTGAACTTACCCCTACTCAGCATATTGAATGCCTTAACAAAGTGGTTGTTTTGGGGAGGAATAGTGACATCTTCCTCAAGAATGTCAGGAGCACACTGCTCAGAGAGGGTGTAACCGTCCTCAGACAGTACCTCAAAGCCGTCTTCCTGTAGGATGGCACTCTCAAATGCCTCCATATCCTTAATGTAATAGAAATTAACGTCTTGGCTGTACATGAACTTGTTGTCCATGTCAAATTCCACTTGGTATCCGAGCTTATCAGAGTAAATCTCACCGAAATTATAGGCTCGACTGATGACTTCAGTCCGATAAGCCGTAGTCTGGTCGAGGTAATAGCTCTCGTCAGCCTCCGCATCCTGCACATAATCCAGCCAAGTATATAACTTGCCTGTTTCATCACCGAACATCAGCCGTATCTTGCCGCTGAATGCCGTTACCACAAAGGCATTGGGTGTCCATCCCTGCCAGTACCCGCTCCATGACTTCTGCTCCGTGTTATAGACGAAAACCCTATTGGGAATCTCCGCTCCATCGATGCAAAGTCCGATCATGTAACGGTTTCTGTAGTATGCCGAACAGGCTTTATTGCCTTGATCCCTTGTCATCCTCTCAATGTAATCATTGATAGGGGCTGAGAGGGGTGTGGATACATCTGTCTGTGCTCCAGCCTCGATAGTCGAGAGGCTCCGAACTCCGTCACGAGAGAGAAAGAAAACATCAGAACCGACCTGTTGGACTGACTTGTGGCTGATGCAACCTATGCGGTTGTTGACCAGTTTAATGCTCCAATCAGCAACCTCTTGAGTCGGGTCAGCATCCACTGTCCAGATGCTTCTCTCCTTAAATACCAACAGCTTAAATCCGAACCACGGCATGATCGACATGATGGGATCACCTTCACCCTCACCGATTCTCATACTATTGCCGAGTATATCCCAACTTTCCCCGTCTAATACATCCGAAACGTAAAGTGTGTCCTGCGGAATAGCGGTATCTGCCGATGTGCAGAAGAGACGGTTGGAGTGTGCAGCCAATAGCTTTGGCTTTGAGGGAACCTGCGAGATGTGGGCAATGCCTACTGCGGTTGTTCCTCCGGCGGGAGCAGCATCAAAGGCTATCGTTGGGGGAATCGTTGCACTGTACCCGCTACCTTGGTTTGTGATATTAGTGCTGACAACCTTCCCGCCGTAACCGAGCTTTGCCGTTGCCGCAGCAGCGGAACCGGAACTTGCTGTGAAAGTAATGGCCGGAACACTTGTATAACCCAACCCGTTGGTGGTTATGTCAATGCTTGTAACCTTTCCGGCTGTGATAGTTTGGCCTGTGGAAGACGAGTTAACGTACTCCAAGTTCCCTACTCCATCGCAGAAATACATCCTGTCAACGAGTTGGGCAAAGTAAACGTCTGAGGCTGTCGAAGAGAAAGTCCCTCCAGTGTCAGAGATTAATCCGGTTTCACCCACAATCTTGATCTTATAGGTTCCTGCGTCTGAGTCTGAATCTGCCAGTACAATCTTTTCTATGCTTGGTGTGTCAAAATAGCTTAGGGCAATAATGGAACCGTCCAGCACGTTAGACCATTTCGTAGTGATGGCTTCCCAATCATCAGTAATCTCATTCCAGACTCCATCAACAACATCATCAACCAACTGAGCTACACCCCGTCTGGTGATAAGATTGCCGAACGTATCAAAGTCTGTGTTCCTTCCGAGGTTATACGCACCCTCGGCCATTACGTTCTTACGGACGTTACTAGCTTGACCCGCAGAGAAAGAGACATCCCCACCTAAAACGATAGGGTCATCAGTTAGATTGTTCTCAAGTTGCGGCATTAGTTCTTAGGCCCAAACTCAGCTACACTCCCATGAAAGTCATAGTCATTGTAAGTGTAGGGAATAATCCGGCTTATGTTCTGCTCCTGTCCCTTCTCCAAGTCCCTCATAATCTGGACATGAGAAGCGGCTTCAGTAAATTTAACCTGTGCCTTCTGGTACTGTCTCGCTCTCTCAAGCATATCTCCCTCGGCAAAGGCAAGGAGGGCATTGTCAATCCCGTTTAAGGCAGGAGTGTCAGTATCCTCCAACTCAACCCAATTAAGTTTGCCCAACACAAACAGGGTTCCGGCAGACTTGGGAACTGGCACGGGCTTAATTCGGCAGTTACCGCTGCCGTCTTTTGGCAGGTTAATAAAGTTAGATGGGTTGGCTCTACGGTTTGCAATGTTCTCCCACGCATTAGGGTCAATCTGGAAGAACGTCATCCAACTATCGTTGAGTATGTTAAGTCCTTGATCCTTTCCGGTTTCAGTGAAACGCAGGGCTACAGGGAAATCCACCTTTGTCGATGGGGCAGAGGAGGATTGGTAAAAGGTAATGGAAGGAGTGGAGTCAATGGTGATCTCCGTGTCCTCTGCGACAACTGCCTTGGAGGCAACCCCCATTGTTTCAGTCCATAACCCGCTGTCCCAAATCATTTGGTAACGGCGGTTTATGAAACCCTTACAGACAGAGACAGACGAGGTATCCGTATCGGATAGCTTCGTGGTCACAAAATCGGCTAGTTCAGTTAAGGTCATGTCTTTATAATGTAGTTGACTAC